GCCGGTCACGACGCACAACCTGCGCGCAGTTTGGCCACTGCTGCCCGGCAGCCGAACTGGCGACTGGGGTGGGCTTGCGCTGACGCTCACCGAGGTCAACACGCCGACGGACGGCACGGCGACGCCGCCGCCGATCGCGTTCCGGCGCATGCCGTTCGTGGGCGTGCCGCCGGCTGCGAGCGGTGGCGGCACTGGCGAACTGAGTGCCTCGATCGCCACCACGCTGTCGGCAACCGGCACGCTGCCGATCACGGGGGCCAGCTCCACGACGGTCGCGACCACGCTCTCGGCCGCTGGCACGCTGCCGATCGTCGGGACGGCGGCCGGCAGCGTCAGCACGACACTCGCGGCAGCTGGCGTGCTGCCGATCGTCGGAACGCTCTCCGCGACGGTCGACACGACACTCTCGGCAAGCAGCTCGGCGGCCATCACGGGAGCGGCCACCCCCTCGGTGGACACGACAGTCTCGGCGACCGGCGTGCTGCCGATCCTGGGGACTGGCCAGGACGGGCTTGCGGTCAGCACCACGCTGTCGGCCACCGGCACGTCGGCCATCACGGGCCTCGCGTCGGTCACGGTCACGACGTCGCTGTCGGCAACCGGCACGTTGCCGATCAACGGGTCGTTGTCCGCGACGGTCACGACGACGCTCTCGGCGTCCGCTGCAACCCCTCGGTCCGGCGCCGCGGCCGTCACGATCACCACGACCCTGGTGGCCGCTGGCGAGGTCGCCTCGAGCGACTGGCTCGCCCAGATCCTGGTGGCCATCCGCGAGGTCGTGATCGACGCGCTCGACGGGGTGGCGCTAGTGCAGGAGAACGCGCCGCCACCCGCGACGGCAGCACAGTGGGCCACCGTGTCGATCGTGTTCGACTCGGCCACGAAGGCGACGATCGGCGCCGCTCACACCAGGTCTACCGGCTACGTCGAGGTCACGATCTACGCGGCGCGCGCCAGGGGGGACGCCGACATCCTGACGATCGGCGAGCGCGTCATCGACGCGCTGCAGGCATACGACAGCGCCGCGCCCTACGTCAGGTGCCGCAACGCCGCGTTCCTCGGGCCGCAGGGGTACCGGGATGCGTGGTCCTCCAGGACCGTGCGGGCCGCCGTCATGGCGGATGTGTTCTAGCCGTGGCGCGTCAACCGGCCGGCAAGAAGCGCATCGGCCAGTGGCTGGTCGATCGCGTGATCCAGGCGCACCCGATGCCGCGGGCCGCGGCGGTCGCGCTCCTGGCCGACATCCTGGACGCTGTGCGCCACGACATCAGGCGCGGGGCTGACGCGCTCGCAATCGACGAGAGCCTCGGGGTCGCGGCGCGGGTGCTGGCAGCCAGGATCGAATACGCGATCCGGGCTCTCAGCTAGCGCCGCGTGATGATCAGCAGCAGGTCGGGCGACTCGTAGACCTCGAGTTCGAGCAGGGTAGTGACGGGCGCCGGCGTGGTCCTCTCCATCGTGACGGGGCCGCCTGTCGGCAGTTCGGTGCCGCCGCCAAGCGACCACTGGCCAACGATCTCGTCGCCGGCGACCGCACCGAGCAGGTCGAAGCGGCCCCAGAAAGGGTTCTCGGCCGCAACCGCGATCTGGTCGCCGTCGGCCTCGACCCATCCGTCGGGGTCCGATGCGTAGCCGCCCACCGACACAAAGGCGTCGAAGCGGCTGGCCATGGTGGGGTGCGGCTTGATCAGGACCCGAACGCGCCGCTGCGGGTCGCTGCTGCGCCATGAGCCGAGCAGCCAGGAGTGGGTCGCTGCGATGTCGGCCGACGGCGTGAAGGTCGGCTTGCCGCCGCCTCCGCCGCCGCACGCCGCCAGGCACAGCGCCAGGATCGCCAGGAGCCTCACGGCGTCACCGCCACGGCCTTGTCCTGCGACTGGCCGCTCCGGTCGACGATCGTGATCCCCGTGCAGTCCGGCGGCACGTAGACCTGGACGCACGGATTCTCGGCGTCCACCTGCTCGTCGATCCAGTCGCCCTGATTGGGGCCGCGATGGATGCGGAGCGTGACCGGCGACGTGGCGCCGTGCGAGAAGTCGTAGCAGATCGAGATCCAGGAGCCCCACGCGGCCGGGTCCGAGGACGAGGAGATCCAGAAGTTCATCTGGCCGCCTCACGCGCGATGGCCGCCAGCGCGTGCTTGGCGTGTTCGCCGCCGACCGCCTGCAGCGCCTGGACGCCCTGCACGACCCGATCCCGCACAACGGCCACCATGGCATCCCGATGCTGCGGATGCAGGTCTGTTTCGAGTGCGCACAGCGCTTCACAGAGCCCCATGCGCGGTGTGTCGTGGCCGGCGAAGCAGTAGCCGGAGGTCCATGCGAGCCCAGACATGGAACAGGCCAAGATCGCTGTCCCCATCGCCCGTTGTGCGCGCACGTTCATGGGCGCACTGTAGCGCGGCGGGGCGAATGCCGATACCCCGTCGGCATGCACGACCACGACTTCGCCCGACTGCTCGACCTGCTCGCCAGCCCGATGTTCCTGCCGGATGCGCGGCGGCTGGCCGAGACGATGGCGCGTGCGGAATCAGTGAGACGGAGATTGACGGCGGGTGAAGGATCGGTTACGAGGCCCGGCGTCACACTTGAGGAGCCCAACATGCAAAAACCGTCTTCTTCGCTGGAGCGCCTCGGCGCCGCAGCAGTCAGTGGTTCGTCGAACTCCGCAGCTAGCCGTGGCTTGCCGCTGCGCGAACGTGGCTCCTCGTGTGACAACGTCTGCCGCACAGAGCCGCTGACCGAGCCGACCGCCAGCCACGGGGCGGTCGACCTCACCCTTCTGCAGGACGAGGCGCGCGGTGGCGCGCGAGTGCTGGCCGGCGGCGTGGTCGGCGCATGCGTGATGATCGCGTTCTTCTACGCGCTGGCGGTGTTCTCGTGAGCGCCTACGCCGAGTTCCTCGCCGCCAAGCAGCGCGTCGACAAGCCGACGGGATTTGATCCGCAGGACGTCAGCGAGCGGCTGTTCGCGTTCCAGCGTGCGATCGTGACGTGGGCGTGCCGGCGTGGTCGCGCCGCGATCTTCGCCGACTGCGGGCTCGGCAAGAGCCCGATGCAGTTGGAGTGGGCCAACCAAGTCTGCCGGCACACCGGGGGCAGGGTTCTGATCCTGGCACCGCTGGCCGTTGCGGCTCAGACGGTGCGCGAGGCCGGCAAGTTCGGCGTCGGTGGTGTCGCGGCTGTGCGGTCGCAAGACGAATGCGCGGAGCACCGCATCTGCATTGCCAACTACGAGATGCTGGCGCACTTCGACCCGTCGGCGTTCTCGGGCGTCGTGCTGGACGAGAGCAGCATCCTGAAGAACTTCACCGGGGCGATGCGGAACGCGATCATCGAGGCATTCGCCGCGACGCCGTTCAAGTTGGCATGCACCGCGACTCCGGCGCCGAACGACTACATGGAGCTTGGCAACCATGCCGAGTTCGTGGGGTCGATGTCGCGCGTCGAGATGCTGTCGATGTTCTTCTGCCACGACGGCGGCGACACGTCGCAATGGCGACTGAAGGGCCACGCGGAAACAGACTTCTGGCGATGGCTGTGCTCGTGGTCGGTGATGATCCGCAAACCGAGCGACATCGGGTTTTCCGATGACGGGTTCAACCTGCCGCCGCTCAGGCTGCACGAGATCGTCGTAGCTGCCGATCCGGTCAAGGCCGGCGTGTTGTTCGACGTCGGCAGTCCTTCTCTGGAAGACCGCCGCAAGGCCCGCAAGGCCAGCGTGGACGATCGCGTTGCAGAGGCTGCGAAGCTGGCTGCCGGCGACGAGCAGTGTCTCGTGTGGTGCGACCTCAACGACGAGGGCGACAAGCTCGCCGCCGCGATCGATGGCGCCGTGCAGGTCGCGGGCAGCGACACCAACGAGACGAAGGAGTCGAACCTACTGGCGTTTGCGTCGGGCGAGATCCGCGCGCTCGTGACGAAGCCGAAGATCGCGGCTCTCGGCATGAACTTCCAGTCATGCCATCGCATGGTCTTCGTCGGGCTGTCGGACAGCTACGAGGCCCTTTACCAGTCCATCCGCAGGTGTTGGCGATTCGGGCAGACGAGCCCCGTCGATGTCTACCTGATCACGGCCAGCACTGAGGGTGCGACGCTCGACAACGTGAAGCGCAAGGAGCAGGACGCGGAAGCAATGGCCGCGCAGATGGTGGCCCACATGAGCGACATCACGAGGCAGGAGATCCAAGGAACGAAGCGAACCATGAACGACTACGCCGAGCGGACCGTTGCGGAGGGGCCTTGGACCATGCACCTCGGCGATTGCGTCGAAGGGGTGAGCAAGCTGCCGGACGAGTCGGTTGGCTTCTCCGTGTTCTCGCCGCCGTTCGCGTCGCTCTACACCTACAGTGCCAGCGACCGCGACATGGGGAACTGCGTGGACGATGGCCAGTTCATCGAACACTTCGGGTTCCTGGTCGACCAGTTGTTTCGCGTGACGAAGCCCGGCCGGCTGGTCTCGTTCCACTGCATGAACCTGCCGACCAGCAAGGCGCGCGATGGCGTCATCGGCATTCGCGACTTCCGCGGCGAACTCATCCGCACGTTCGCTGATCGCGGCTGGATCTTCCACAGCGAGGTCTGCATCTGGAAGGACCCCGTGACCGCGATGCAGCGCACGAAGGCTCTCGGTCTGTTGCACAAGCAACTCAAGAAGGACTCGTGCATGAGCCGGCAGGGGATCCCTGACTACCTCGTGACCATGCGGAAGCCAGGAACGAACCACGATCCGGTGAGCAACACGAACGAGACGTTCCCGGTCAGCGAGTGGCAGAACTACGCCTCACCGGTCTGGATGGACATCAACCCGAGCGAGACCTTGCAAGGCGCCAGTGCGCGCGAGGACCAAGACGAGCGACACATCTGCCCGCTGCAACTCGAGGTCATCCGCCGTGCGTTGCGGCTCTGGTCGCGTCCGGGCGATCTCGTGCTGTCCCCGTTCGCAGGCATCGGCAGCGAAGGCTACGAGGCCGTGAAGGCTGGGCGCAAGTTCGTCGGGTTCGAGTTGAAGCGCAGCTACTTCGACCAAGCCTGCAAGAACCTGCGCGCCGCCGTGCAACTCAGCAAGCAGGGATCGCTGTTCGGAGCGGTCTCGTGATCGTCAAAAACGCATTCGCCGGCCTTGTTGGTCGGCAGCCGTCGACTTGTCCGTCGCCCGAAAGGGCAGGGCCGAGCAGGGCCCCGGTTGCGGGTGGGTCGGCGGTGCTGGGGAGTCCGGAAGCCTCCCCGGCTGTTCTTCGCCACGCCGAGCGGGCCGGGCGGTCCGGTATCGGCGTGGGGGATCGTCTGAGCGAGAAGTGGCTGCCGGCACGGTTGACGAGAGCCGTGCCGGCTTTTTCCTACACCGAGGCGACAGATCGGCGACCTGTCGTTCGGCTACCGCACGCAGGACGGCGGGAGCGCGCGGGTCTCGATGTACGGGCACCTGCCGGGGTTCGGCTGCAACCAGGCCGAGAAGGCGCCATCTGGCCCGCTGTTCAACGACCCTTCGGCCGTGAGCCCGCCGTGATCCGGTCGTGAGGCCGGCGTGAGAGATTCCTCACCTTGCGCTTACCTGTCCCTAACTGTCCCGTAATGTCCCGGTCATGGCCGACCACTACGTGAAGCTGTGGGCTTCGATCCTCGACAGTTCGGTGTGGCGCGAACCGCCTGCGCACCGGCTGGTCTGGATCGCCATGTTGACGATGAGCGACAAGCACGGGTTCGTCGGGGCGAGCATCGACGGCCTGGCACGGCGCGCGAACGTCTCTGAGCAGGAGGCCGAGTCCGCGGTCGCCAGCTTCCTCGCGCCCGACCCCCGGTCGCGCAACCAGGAGAACGAAGGGCGCCGCATCCAGGTCGTGCCGCGTGGCTGGCACATCCTGAACCACGGCTACTTCCGCGACCTGCAAGACCGTGAGGAGCAAAGGGTTTACGAGCGCACCCGCAAAGCGGAGCAGCGTGCGAGGAAGTCCCAGAATGTCCCGGACGCGTCGGGACACGACAGGGACAGGGCTGGACAAACGCCAGTTTGTCCCCTTCCTTCTTCAGATGCAGCTTCAGTTGCAGTCTCTGGGAGAGAGAGCACGAGAGAGAGGGGGTCACGCAGCGTCACGCCGGTCACGCCAGCCACGCAGCCGGACGACGTGTCCGAGGAGGTCTGGCAGGAGTGGCTGCACATGCGCCTCAAGCAGAAGGCCTCAACCAGCGCGCTCGTGCTGAGCCAGACCCGCAAGAAGGCCGAGGCGGCCGGCATGACCATGGACGAGGCGCTGACCCACTGGGTGGCGCAGGGCTACAAGGGCTTCTTCCCGCCCGACAAGGGCCGCAACTTCGACGGCACCAAGAAGACCGGCGGCCAACTCTGGCGCGAGCAGAACGACGGCAGCTCGTGGGAGTCGGCCAAGGACATCACCCTACCGGACCTCCTGAAGGAAGGCGGCTACTGACCCATGCAAGCACCCTACACCAGCAAGGCGCACCCCGACTGCCAGGCGTTCACCCTTCGCCACATCGACGGCTACTCGGTCGACGAGATCGCGAAGAACCTGCAGATGTCCACCGCCCAAGTCGACGCGGCGATCGCCCGCGAGACCCGTGCGAGAGAGCTTCGGCAAACCCTACCGATCAGCATGCGTCGGGCGCCGATCGAGCACGAGATGGCCACGGTCGAAGATCGCGTGTGCCCGCAGCACGGCCCATACGTGGCCACGCAGTGGGTGCTCAAGGAGCGACCGAAGGGACAGGGAACCCCGCCGCCGCCGAAGTGGTTGGCCCCGTTCTGGAATCAGTGCGGGACGTGCGACCGGATCATGCAGGCGGAAGCCGACCGCAGCCGCGAGGAGGCTCGCACCGGCAGCAGCGATCGCGACGTCGCCAAGGTCAGTGCTCGCCTGCGAGCCGGCATCCCCGAGCGCTACCACGCCGCGACCATGTTCAATTGGGCACACCCCATGGACCAGCAGAACCGTGTGTGGCGCTGGGCGATGGACTTCTGCTCGAGCTTCGACAGCGTGCTGGAGACCGGGCGTAGCTGCGCCTTCACCGGGGCGCCTGGCACTGGCAAGACCCGGCTGGCGTGCAGCGTGCTTGCTCACGTCACCGACAAGGGCGGCACCGGCTTCTACACGACGAGCATGAACCTGCTCGGCCGCATCAAGGACACCTACAACCAGAAGGCGACCGAGACCGAGCGCGAGGTTGTCGAGTTCTTCCGATCGCTCGACCTGCTCGTCATCGACGAAGTGGGCAAGCAGACCGACAGCAACTACGACCAGTCGCAGCTGTTCCGTATCCTTGACCTCCGCTACCAGCACATGAAGCCGACGATCCTCGTCGCGAACTTCTCCAAGGACGGACTCGAGAAGTTCCTGTCCGGTCCGGTAGTGGACCGCCTGCGCGAGAACGGCGGCGGCATCCTGCTGTTCGACTGGATGAGCCAGCGCAGCACGAAGCGGCCCGCGAAGCCTGAGGGTGACGAGTAATGGCCGTCCGCCTCAACACCCGCACCGGCCCAGTCAAGCGCAGCCTGGAACTGCTACGCGCCGACGGCTGCATCATCGACATCGCAGAGCGCAAGGAAGGTCTGATCTCGCGCGACTGGCTCGGTGCGTTCGACCTCGTTGGCGTCACACCGACCGGCCGGCTGATCGCGGTGCAGGTCACGAGCAACAGCGGCGGCAACTTCGC